CGCCACCGTTTGGTGTCGACGTATTGCCGCTGCACCGTCTGCCCGTGGGCATGGGCGGTGAGATACGTGATCATCAGCAGGGTGTGGGCCTTGGAGCCGGGTAGGTCGGGGAAGTCGGTCATGATTTCTGCTCTCTGGCGCGCTGCGCCGTGACGATGATGTGCTCCGCCATCCATTCCCAGTCGATCTCGGCTCGGGGCTTGAGCCAGATCGTCTCGGTGATGCAGGCGGCCGGGAGACGTTGATTGGTGACGTGGTCGTCGGCGTACTCGACCCCTTCGCGACGGAGTTCGATCACTGCGTCGGCAAGGAAGGCCTCGTTCACAAAGCGCACATCGGTGATCAGGGTCACCCCGTGCGTCCGCTGGGCAAGCCGAGCCTTCATCAGCTCGACCCAGTGGTTGACCCCCAGCTGCTCGCGCACCACTTCGGTGCCGATGAACTGCATGAGCTTACGCGGGGACCAGCCGATGAGGGATTGCGTTGGGGCGGTCGTAGGTTCCCATACCACCTCCTTGGTGGTCTCGTCCATGAGTTGCTCCGGCGCCCATCCGGTAAGCGCAGCGACGCAGCGATAGAGGGGCGCCGCGAACTTGTCGCGATAGCACAGGTGCTTCTGCTGAAACCAGACTTTCCCGGCCAGGGAGTTGGCGACAGTGTCCTTGCCGGTGCCGCGCGGGGCAGAGAAGCCGATCGTGAGATGTTGGAGGAGGGAGAGATCGATCATGGCGCAGCCTTTCCGCACGGCTGCCAGACCACGCCGTCATGGTCCACCCGCAGCTTGGTATACTCGTAGGCCTCGAGCAGCTTCGCAAAGGTGATCCACCCGCGCAGCGATGAGAGGACCCCTTCCGGGTTCACCTCCATGATGATCCCGCGCCGGTCAGGGTCTCCCTTCTTGGACCGGATGATGGCGCCCATGGGGACGTCACGAGAGGCCCAGGGAACGAGCTTGGGCGCGGGCTTGACCCGGTAATTCCATTTCCCGCCGAAACCCATCTGCTCATTCGGAACCCATACACCATCGAGTCGCTGATATTCGATCTCCTGGCCTTTGGAATAGGCCTCGATGATGGGGAGCAGTTCGGCGGCGCGTTCAGGTCTCATGACTTCAGGTCCTTCTCGAGATCCTTGATTCCCTGTGTGCATGTCTGGATCGTCTTCGCATAGGCGTTGAGCATGTGGGCAGCGATCTGCAGGTTGTAGAATACCGGCTGCCACCCCTTACTGATCTCATCGGCGACCTCCTTAGCGGCTCTCTCGGCCTGCTTGATCTGGTCCCGAAGGCGTTGGATGTGCTCGAGTTCTCGACCCTTGGTCATGGCTGCACTCCTATGGTCACACTCGGGTGCATCCGCTCCCACACCGCCCACCCTGCCAGGGCTACCGCCAGCACGATGAGTGTGGCGCAGCCGAGGAATGCGGCCCAGGTGCCTTCGCGAGGGTCGTCGGGAGGGAGGGTCACGGGTGCTCGCCCAGGTGTTCGCCCAGGCAGCCGAAGACATGGAACACCAGGCCGCCAGTGTCGGCGCGACCAAGGTAGTTGAGGCCGCCGATGTGATCGGGTGAACCGGTCGCCATCACCAAGAAGGTGAAGAGATCAGCGTAGCCGCCGCTGGACGGGTTCTTGGTGAACTTGGCCGCGATGTCAGGGCCGACTACGGCCCAGACCCGGAGCTTGGGCGCGGGGTCGCCCACACCGGAATGCTCCTGCTGAAACGCCACGCTGATGGGCTTGGCGCCACGCGGCAGCCGGACGATCTGGCGACCGGGCTCGAGGGAGAGGTCGTACTTGTAGATGATGTCGTTCATTCGTCCCTCCCTGCTGGATCCAACGATGGGTTGGCCAGATTGTCCACGCTGGCCAGCACCCAGATGCGCAGGCACTCCGCGGTGCAGAAGTGCTGGGCGACGGTGCATTGCATCGTGCAGCCACCACCATGCGCCGACAGCCAGAGACCGGCGGGGATGGTCGACCAGCCGCCCATGGAGTCCCGGGCCCAGGATGGGGTGGGCTCGTTCTGCTTGCCGCATTGGTCGCAGCGGAGGGAGGTGAGGGTGGTCATGCTGCTATCCTCCAAACTGTGGACCGCGACGTGGTTCACGCTGCGGTTCTATGGCCAATATGCGAGCTTCCAATTCACTCGCCCGGCTCCGCAGCATGGCAACCGCATCGCAAAGGCGGGCGACGGTAGCGTGCATAGATTGGGTGTTGTTCTCGTTGAAAGGATAATTCCCGGCCTTTACATGAAATTGCTGAAGACCGTGCATGGAGCAAACCGGAGAACCGGCAGCAGCGGGCTGGTTGCAGTCAGGCACAGTGCACGCGGTCATGCGCTCCCCTTCTTCCCTGGAACGCTCGGAAACAACGTCAGCTCACCTGGATTGGTCTCGATCCCCGGCACCGGCAGCGACCCCAAGGATATCTTGATCCGGCCGCCGTCGTTGGTGAAGGCGTGCCCGATGGTGGTCCACCCGGTCTTGTGACCGCGGGTCCAGTGGTAGGCGACGTCGTAGGTGGGTTTGGTCACGTGCTCAGGTCCGCACACCCGCCCAGGTTCTCGGCCTCCCGCTTCTTGTTCGCGTTCTCCCCGCGCTTCCGCCCGCCCATGCTGCCGATTGTGGCCATGTGGTACCGGTCCGCGCTCACCTTCTCCCCGCCCTTGCGCCCCGCGCGGGACGCCTCGTCTCGGGTGAACTCGTGTGCAGCGCCCTTGGCGTGCGCGGACGTCCCGCCTTTGCTGGAGATGGCGGCCCGCTTCTCCGGCGACATCGCGGCAAAGCCGCGGGGGCCGTGCGGTTTAGGCTTGGGGACGTAGGGGGTCATGGGGTCTCCATACGGGTCAGCTCGACCAGGGCGCGCTTCGCCTGGGCCAGCTGTTGGGTGAGGGAATTGATCAGGTGCTGCTGCGTCGCGATCTGCCCAGCCTGGGCGGCGCGCACCTCTTCGACGGCGGACATGACCGGGTGCAGCTGGTCCAAGGCGTTGTACGCGTCTTGCCGGGCCTTGAGGTTGCGGATGCCAGGAATGGTGGCGCGAAGCGTGGTGAGGGCGTGGGTGACGTCGATCATACGTTGCTCTCCGGTGCGATCATCTCGAACAGCTCTGCCGCTCTGTTGAGCAGCGCCGCGCGCTCCTCGGGCGTCATGATGCGGCACTCCTTCAGGGCATCGAGGAGCGTTCGGACGCAGTGCAGGGTGCTGCCGGCCGCGCGCCACTGCTGCTCGTCAATCTGCTTCTTGGCTCGGGCGAGCCACACGACGATGACGGTCTGGAAGGTCGCATCGAGCGCGCTGGCGAGGAAGAGGCGGAAGAGGGACATGGCTATCCGTCCCGCGCCGTGGTGTTCGCCAGTTTATAGTCGATCGATGCGATTGTGCGCGCCTGTAGATCGATCTCACGGGCAGCGTCGGACAGATCGTCTCGCGTCGCGTCCGGTGTGTTGAGCAGCTTACGCGCGGCAGCTCTCGCACGGTTCACCGCGGCAACCCGGTCACAGCGGCACTCCTCCCATACCCGTCCGTAGTCGCTCATCCAAACCTCCCTCGCCAATGCGCGCCACTATGGAGGCGCTATGGAGGAGTCAACAGTGAAATCCTAGTGCCCGGTCATCGCTTCCTCCGCGCCATCGTCTTCTCTCGCGCGTCTTCCATGAGCCCTGCCATCTCATAGGCCATCGTCGCCACCTTCGCGTCGACCGTGTTCGTGCTGAGGATGGTCTGCATCGCCGCGGTCGCGAACGCATCGAGACGGTCCTGCACCACGTCAACGGCGTGCTCGTAGGTGACCGACCCCGCGCCTTTGCAGATGTGGCAGGTCTCATAGCGACTCGGGCCATAGGAGCACTTGCCGATACCGCGGCATTCATGGCACTGACGAGAGGCGAGGGTCATGACGCTTCTTTCTTACGAGGGTGCGCTCGAGTCCATTCATTCCTGCAACTGGTACTACACAAGCGGCTATCACTGCGCGGCCTCCCGCAACCGCTCCCTGATATACTCGCCGTCCTCCTTGGTCAGCAGGTGGTCCTTGTCCCTGGTCAAGCGGGCGATGGTGGCATGCAGCTCCTCTATCTCCTTCTCAGCATCGTCGTGCAGCCTGGACATAGCCTTGGCGGTCTGCGCATTGGCATCCCGTTCCGCCAGGGCGGCATGCAACGCAGATTCCCCCGCCGTCGCCGCTGGCCCAGGTGGGGCGGGGGCGCGGGACTCGGCCTCCATCGGATCTTCCCTGCCGCAACGCTCACACTTACCTCGGTATGCAGCGAACATTACTTACTCTCCCTATTCACGGCGTTCCACGGATCGATAGCGTCCCTG